CAGGTACTGCTATTGTTGCAAAAGCGGTTCAACGAACTTTCCGACATCCGGGATGTCGTGAAGGCGGAGGAAGTCAGAAACGTGTTTCAAGGTCTGGCTGAGACTCAGGACACCATCATGAAGCTCTATGCGGAGCATAACAGCGACTATGCCCTGCGTGTAGGGGTGAACAGGGCGGCAAGCACGTTCTACCAGTACCGGAATACCTGCCGGATACTCGGTGAGTTCCTGAAAGAGAGATACCATGTGTCGGATATGCCTGTCAAGCAGCTGGATGAAAACTTTATCGAGGCGTTTGATATGTATATGCGCACGACAAGGCGTTTCATGCCCAGGACCATACTCGGACATGTCAACCGCCTGAAAAGCGTGATGATGCTTGCCGTGTTCCGCGGCATCGTCCCTTTCAGCCCGTTCAAGGGTTATGCGCCGCAGAAACCTGTTTTCAAACAGATGTATCTGACAGAAGACGAGCTTGACAGGTTTGCGAACACTACCTATGACACCCCCAACCGTAATTTCACGAGGGACATGTTCCTGTTCTCGTGCTGGACGGGTATCTGTTACTGCGACATGAGGAGCCTGACAGCCGCCAATCTGGTGAGGGCGGATGACGGCAGTCTGTGGATTCATACGGAAAGACAAAAAACAGGGACACCCGAATGTATCCGGTTGATGGAGATACCGCTGAATATCATTGGAAAATACAAGGATATGGACAGCGACGGGAAACTCCTTCCTATGCTGACCAAAGAGAGCATGAACAGACACCTGAAAAAGATGTCCGTGATGTGCGGCATCAACCGTCCAATCTCATTCCATCAGGCAAGGCACACCTTCGGAAGCATCATCTGTCTGTCACAGGGGATTCCGATAGAGACCGTCAGTAAAATCATGGGGCATCGGCATATCACCACCACACAGCGGTATGCGAAAGTCACGCAGGATAAAATAGACAAGGACATGGACTGCCTGAACGGTGTTATTGGAAGCAAGTTCTCCTTGTCCGGCATCGACACCGCCCCGTCACCCATTCTGAAAGACTACAGCCAACGGAAAGTCAATCCGAGCATGAAGCAAAGAGAGTACATAACCAAAATGATGGAGGGGTAAGCCATGCGAAGCACATTCAAACTGTTGTTCTATATCAACCGCCGGAAAATAAAGAAAAACGGCAGATGTCCGATTATGGGACGGGTCACCCTTGACGGGAAGATAAGCCAGTATTCCACAGGGTTGGAAATAGAGCCTGATTTATGGGATGCAAAAGTGGGCAAGGCATTCACGGACGGCCGTAAGACCGGAAACATCACCGGCGAAAAAAGAAATGAGTTGAACAGGCTGAACTCATTATTGGAGGCTTTGGAGGAGAAAGCGAAGGCCGCCTACAAAAGAAACGTGGACTCTTATGGCTTCGTCTCGGCGGAAATCATCAAGAATGCCGTCACCGGGAAATCCGATGTCAAAGAGACATTGCTGTCCCTGTTTGACGAACATAACGGGGAATACGCCAAACGTGTGGGCATTGACCGGACAAGGCATTCCTACGTCCGTTATCTTACCACCCGCAAGCATATATTTAACTTTTTGAAATTCAAGTATGATTTGGAGGATATTCCGTTACGCTCACTGACGATGAAGTTCATGACCGACTTCACGTTCTATTTCTCTACCGTACTGCGGTTAAAGGTGTCTGCCTACAATGACTACCTTATCCTGCTACACAAGATGACACGGCTGGCGTTGAAGAAGCACATACTCAAGCGCGACCCGTTTGCAGGGCATAAGATTGAGAAAGTGCCTGTCAACCATCGCCACCTGAACAGGGAACAGTTTGAAAAGCTGCTCGATGCCAAACTGCCCACCTACCGCCTGTGCCACACGCGCGACCTGTTTGTCTTTTCGGTGTTCACTGGCATCGGAAGGGCAGATTTGGCAAACCTGACGGAAGACAACATCGTCACAAAGGAAGACGGTTCCAAATGGATTCACATCGCACGGCAGAAGACCAAGGCGGAGTGCCATATCAAACTTCTTGACATACCTCTCCGCATTATCGAAAAATACAAAGGGGAAGGCGAGGACGGAAGATTGTTTTACGTCCCGCAGACCTGTAACCTGTGCCGCAGCCTTAAAATCATAGCCGAACAGTGCGGTCTGGGATGTCACCTGACATTCTATCAGGCGAGGCACAGTTTTGCGACCCTTATCTGCCTGAGCAACGGGGTTCCGATAGAAACCATCAGCAAGATGATGGGACATTATTCCATACGCACCACCCAGATATATGCCGAGATAACCAACCACAAAGTGAGCAGGGATTTGGAAACCCTGTCAGAAAATACCAAAGGCAAATATGCGTTGCCCGATGACGGTATGCCGTCACGGGTGTTCAAATGCGGAAATTACAGCGGTTGGAAAAAGGAGTGTGCATCAAATGATGAAACTAAAATCAAGTGACAATGAATAGAGGAATAATAACAATCAGTGAAACGGGTGCGGTCACGATGCCGACCGTATCCGTATGGATGACGCAACAAGAGATAGCCGACCTGTTCGGGGTGTTCTCATGCGATGTCCGCAAGGCGATTCATGCCATCTACAAGCACAAGGAACTGAATGAACTTGATACAATGAAGTATCTCAGGCAAGCGGATGGAATCAGTTATGATGTTTACAGCCTTGAAATGATTATCGCCATTGCATTCAGAATATGCAGTAAAGAGAGTGTCTTGTTCAGACGGTTTATAATAAATGAAATTAGCACCATTAAGAAGGCTACACCGATTACACTGTTTGTTGCCAGCGTCAGAGGTAATAACCGATGGTATAGTTGAGGTTCATTCCGCCAGTCTCTCGTTCCCGATGCACGGATGCAAAGGTAGCGTATGGCTTGATGGCAGCGGCAAGGTCGGGCGGCAAAGCCGTTTCGAACAGAATCTTCCTCCTTTGGAGTGTATTCAGCCCGAAAACCTTGCCACTGCCTGCCATACGCTTGAAAAGCATCCGGCAACGGAAATAAGCGACTGATGGGAAATCAGAAGAAAGAAGAGAGGAACGGCTTACAGACGAAGCGGAATTTTGATGCTTCGTCCGTAAGCCGTTCCTTTCTCTTTTTGCCGAAAGTCCGTTGCTGATGCAACCATAGGGCAGACGGCAAACTGCGCTCTTTCAAGAAAATCATGTGCCTGTCAGCCGATAGGCGGAGCGGTAGCCGTCAGCAAGCATCCTTTCGATGTCGGATTCACGGTAGAGGATTTTACCGCCTAACTGGATATAGGCTATGCGTCCTTTGTTTCGATAGTCCTGAAGTGTTCGGCGGCTCACTTTCAACCGTGCCGACACCTCCTTGTCGGTGAAGAAACGTTCACCGTTCAGTGTCGGGCGGTAATTGGCGGTCAAATGTTCGAAGCTGTCCAAAAGACGGTCGAGACTGCCCATGAAGTGGATTATCCACTCGCTGTCCTTGTTAATCAGTTCATTCATATTACTTTGGATTTAGTGGGTATTGTTAGTTTACTTCGTTCATTTCATCAAGTTTATATAGTTCTTCCTTTGAACTTCGCCTCTTTCCGCCTGTCCTCCACAACGGAAACAATGCGCTGTACGTCATCGGGACGGTAGTAGGTCTTGTGGTTTATCTGCGAGTAAGCCAGCGTCCCATTGTCCCGAAGCGTCTGCAATGTGCGTGGGCTGATGTTGAGCATCCGGCACACATCCTGATTGTCCATCCACTCGCCCATTGTCTTCTCTCCGTGCCGCCGACAGATGGCATCCATGCGACTGACGAAACGGTCGAACTTGGCGACCATTGCCTCAAAGGTCTTTCTTTCAATTGATACGATTTCCATATACAAACTTTTATTGTTACTATTTCTTTTGCCACAAAGGAATATATAATCTACTGCCTTGCAATGGATTTCCAGAAAGTGGAAGCGTGTTGCGCCGATACGGTAATCATTGTCCGGTATGCCGTCAGTCGGTTATCTGCGAGTAAGCCTATGACCGGAATTTCCATACTCTCTTTCTTTTCGTTATGTATTCCTTCTTTTGCCGCAAAGGAATACATAATCTGTTATCCGGCAATGGATTTCCCGGAAGTGGAAGCATGTGGCACAGGTTGGTAGAGGTTGGCACAGATTTGGTGTATATTCTTAATTCCGGAAATCAGGAATGTGTCAAGATTGAAAACAAGGGCTTAATTCAAACTTGACTGTAATCGCACCTTTGTTCTTCCGGCTATTCACGTCCGGCAAATCTGTGAAGTCCTCACCGATGTTTCTGTCACCATAAAGCAAAATCGCACAAAATGGCCCAATCGGCTCCAAACGATTGACTGACTGCACTAAAATATCTTACTTTACTTGCGATAATCGGTCGAGGTACAGACCAAGACCACAGTAATAACTTAATCAATCTGTTTTATGACAATGAAAAGAGAACCAAGTATCAGTGAGCAGCAGGCTCGTGAAATCGTGGAAAGGATGGGACGCAGGGAATCCCGTAGTGAGAAGTCTATGGACGACTTCTACAAGAACATCGGTCTGGATTCGGGACAGCTGGCACAACCCGGCAAGACCGTCACGAGAAAAGCGGAAACAGCTACGGTGGATGAACCGTCAGGCGGAACGCCCGAAGAAGTGGCAGTGCCGCAGAAGCGTGTCAGCAGCAAACAACGCAGGCTGTCGCTGGACGAGTACCGTACCGCTTACCTGCGAGTACCCAAGATAACCGACCGCAAGCCTGTGTTCGTCAGCGGTGAGGTGCGTGACCGGCTGGACGGGATTGTCCGCCGTCTCGGCGGGCGTGGCATGAGCGCATCGGGGATGGTAGAGAACATCGTACGCCTGCACCTTGAAACCTACCGGGAAGACATCGAGCAGTGGCGCAAGCTCTGAGCGGATTTCAGTGGAACCGGTCAAGCCGGTGAATACACTCCATCGGCTTGACCGATATTCCAAATGAGTTATTATACTCACAAACCAATCCGACAGGCGGAGGATTCTTGTGTCCTCAAAGACACAGCAAGATATATTTTCAGTTACCCGAATAATTCTAAGTAACTGAAAACACCTTCACTGCCGTGGGCAGAATTATCCTCCGCAGTCGGATAATTTCGGGGTTCCTTAATCAAAGATTAGACAATGGACAAGCTATAAAATTAAAAGAATAAGAAGAATGAAAAAGAAGAGCAAGTACGGGAGAAATCCCAAGTTGAATCCGAAGACACACTGCGTGATGGTGCGCTTCGATGATGTGGAATGGAACAGGTTCCTGACGATGTACGAGGAATCACAGGTGTATGCGAAAGCCGTCTTTCTCAAAGCGCATTTCTTCGGACAGAAGTTCAGGGTACATAAAGTGGACAAAGCAATGTTGGAATACTGTACCAAGCTGTCCGACTTTCATGCCCAGTTCCGCGGCATAGGCACCAATTACAACCACGTCGTGAAGGAATTGCGCATCCATTTTTCGGAGAAGAAGGCGATGGCGTTGCTCTACAAGCTGGAGAAACATACCATCGACCTTGTGAAGTTGAGCCGGGAGATTGTGGAACTTTCAAGGGAGATGTATGTCAAGTGGGAACAACAGAAGGAATAATTCCATACCACACTAAGCGCCCGCAGATTCGCAGTCCGGTGAATGAGCGTAGTCCGTCAGGCAATTTCATTGCCGACCATGTCATCATCGGACGACCGGGTTTTCAGATCAAGGATGATAACCGTCCGAAAGGGATAAAAATATAACTTTTATTGTGGGCAGTAACGTCATTGTTTTCGT